TATAATGTATTTTAATAACGGTAAATATACACGTGACGGTAAGAGTGGTTACCAAGATAATAGTTCAAATATTCAATTAATTAGACGTGGAAAGGTTATATCCATTAATGACTCGTCTGATAGTGGTAGGATACATGTTAAGATAAATGGTAGTGATAATGAAGTTGAAAATGATAAGACAATTATCGCCTTTCCAATGTTACCAAAACATATTAATATTATACCAAAGGTTGGTGATGGAGTCCTTCTATTTAGTTTTGATACTAATAATAGAAGCACCGATTTCATGTATTTAGGTCCAATCATCCCCCAACCACAATTTCTTGATGGGGCTGATTATGATGTTGAGGCTTGGAATGGTTTCACATTTGGTATGACAGAATTAGGACCAGCACCAACACAAAGAAGAAAAATAAAGGGTGGTTATCCTGATAAACGCGATATAGCATTTCAAGGTAGAAAGAATAGTGATTTAATTCTTAAAGATAATGAAGTACTAATCAGGGCTGGTAAATTCGTATTCAAAGATGATGTCGCAAATAATAGTCGTAGTAATGATGAGTTTGATGAAAAGTTAGGGTATAAATTCAATTCTAGAACTCAAGGTTATATTCAAATAAAATATAACGCACAAATAAACGTTACGGAAAATGAAGATGAGTCTCCAGAATATGGGACAGTGACAAATATTGTATCAAATAAAATTAACCTATTAACGCATAAAGAAGGTAGTCCTAGGTTTAATTTAACTAATCAAGATAATTTAATTAGTGATGAAGAAATGCAAAAGATACTTAAAGATGCACACCCACTAGTATTTGGTGATAAATTACTTGAATTCTTAAAGTTGGTTAAATTGGCAGTCGCTAATCACAACCACAAGTATCCTGGTCTACCACCACACTCAGAAGGGCAATCTGAGGCTGCCATTGCCATTCAAAACATGAATGAGTACGATTTACTACAAATATTATCTAAAAACATCCGTATTAATTAATCCTCAATGGTATTTATAATAAAAGGAAAAGATGGTAGTACGTACTTATTTTGATAAAAACAACACGATAATTTATAATATCCCAACCAACACTGGTCAGAATCCAGTTACTGAGTTGTATTATGGTGGTGTTAATGCTGAAAACTCCTACACAAGATTTTTATTTTATTTTGATGAAACTAATTTAAGAGATTTATATACTGGTGGGACATATGTTGATTTGACTAAATTAACACATACACTTAGACTAACTAATACTGGTTCTTTTGATAAATCATTATTGGGTACCGCCACATGTGATGGGAAAGATAGAGCCTCTTCATTTGACCTTATTTTATTCCCAATAAATCAAACTTGGGATGAGGGTGTTGGATATGATTATAGTGTCTCTAATACCTTTTTGGGTGGTGCAGAATCAACGTCTATTCATCCATCAAATTGGGTGGAAGCACAAACAAATATCCAATGGTCTGGGGGAAATGGAACATATACTGGTTCTACCACACCATTGGCAACAATTCACTTTGAACATGGCAATGAAAACATTAATTTAGATATCACCGATATCGTCAATGGATACCTAACTGGAAACACCAATAATGGCTTAGGATTCGCATTTATAAGGAGTTTAGAATTAACAGAAACTGGTAGTTATAATTATGTTGGTTTCTTCACTAGACACACACAAACATTCTACGAACCCTATGTTGAGACTATTTATGATTGTCACATAAAGGATGATAGAGCAAACTTTTATTTGGACAAAACAAACAAACTTTATCTATACTCAAACCTAGGTGGACAACCAACTAATCTTGATGTTAATCCTAGTGTGGAAATATTAGATAATGATGGGGTTGTATTTTCTAGCATTACATCTAGTGCCGTAACGCACGTTACAAAGGGTGTTTATTGTGTTGAGGTTAATATCCCAACCTCAACAGGTGCAACTGACTGTTATATCTTTAATGATGTGTGGAAAGGTATATTAGTTAACGGTATTTCAAGACCAGATATTACATTAGACTTTGAATTAATGGATTCTGATAAATATTATAATATAGGTAACAACGATGAATTACCAAAACAATATGGGTTTAATGTATCTGGTATTAGACGAGACGAACGAATCAAGGCTGGTGATATTAGACGTGTTACGGTAACAGCTAGAATACCATATACAACCAATCAAACAACAGTGATTGATAACTTACAATACAGACTTTATGTTAAAGAGGGTAGGAATGAATTAACGGTTATTGATTATCAAGACGTTGAAAGGGCTTTTAATTATAATTATTTCTTACTACACACAGAAAGTCTTATACCAAATACTTATTATTTAGATGTTAAAGTTACTTCTAATAATGAGGTTACAACAATAAAAGATACGATTTCATTTGACATTGTCAGTCAAAGCAATCTAAGGATATCACAATAAAGGGATAATAATATCTAAAAGTACTTGACAATTTTTCGATTTATATTATATTAGTAAAAGTTAACTCTAGTATCAGTCTTGAGTCATTGATTTGGCTTTAGAACTTTCAAAAGGAAGTGAAAAGATTGGTACGATAATAACAAATATTAAAAAGTTAAAAAATGTACAAAATTACAAATGAAGGGGTTCCTACACCCACGGCTAACTTAGCCATAAACAAAAGTAGGATTAAAGTCTATGGTAAGAGTTCAGAAGTCCCAACTTACTATCTACAAAAAGGGCAAGAATTTCAAATCGAATTATTCAATCCGACTAAAGACACAATCTTAGCAAAGATTTCCTTAAACGGAAAACCAATCGCACAGGGTGGACTTGTTTTAAAGCCCGCTCAGAGAGTTTTTCTTGATAGGTATATCGATGTAGCCAAGAAGTTTAAATTTGACACCTATGAGGTTGCAAACACCTCTGAGAGTAGAGCGGCTATTGAGGATAATGGTGACTTTAAAGTGGAATTCTATAAAGAGTCAATTCCCATCGATTACAACCCGACTTTTTATGGTAGTAATACCTTGAACATTAACAATGGGTCATGGGGAAATACTACAACTGATGCTAGAGGTATTATTGGAACACTTACAACAACTAACGTAAACTATAATCAAACTATTGATTCCTACCCAACATTAGATTCATTGAGCTTCATGGACCAAACTCTTGAGGGGAAGTCAGTACCACTTGAGGAACCTAGAAAGAAATTACGTTCTAAAAAGTCTATTGAAACTGGTAGGGTTGAAAAGGGCTCCTATTCAGACCAAACCCTTACAACGGTTTATATGAATTGGGAAACTAGACCATTTTATAAAATTGAATATAAAATGTTACCAATATCTCATAAGGTAAATACAGTTGAAGATACGCAAGTTAAAAGATACTGTACTAACTGTGGTAATAAATCAAAAGTAAACTTCAAATTCTGCCCAATGTGTGGTGATAGAATTTGATATAAAATAAACTAAACGAGTTAACTATAAATAAACGGGATTTGCATTGCATTTCCCGTTTTTTATTTGTATTTTTACTAAAATTTAATTATTATGAATAAAAAAGAATATTCCTTTGTTGAGAATGAATGCATCTTGGCAATAAAATCATTAGCTGATAAACACCCTAATGACAGTTCGCTAGGTGCGGAAATAAGAAAATTTTTAAATGAGATTAGAATCGTCGATAAAAAAATTTAGGATTAATTTGTTTTATTAAAATATTATTTGTATATTTGTAGTCTATTATAAATAATTAATAAAAATTAAATTATGGCAAAAGTAACGAGAAAGCAAAGAGTATTGGACGCAATGATGACAAATCCAGAGAAGACAATCCAACCATTTTATGCTATCAATCAATTAGGTGATACTAGATTAGCCGCAACAATCCACGGATTGAAGAAGGATGGTCATGAAATCACAAGTGAAATGTGTGAAGGGAAGAATAAATTTGGTGATAAAATTCATTACGCTAAATATAAATTAGTTAAAGAAGCTGAGTAATATCGAAACGATATAAACAAAAAAAGCCTTAACTTTCGTTAAGGCTTTTAATATTATATAAGATATTATCTTAATTCATCTAAGTTGAAGTGAGGAATACCATCACATCTTACATGGCCATAGAACCTATTATTTACGACCTTCTTAGCATAACGAGTCATTATACCCTTCACTGGTGCGAAGTTGAATGGGTTATACATTGTAGGTGTCAACTGTAATGGCACGTATGGAGCATAAATATACCCTGTGTCAAGAAGTGACTTTCCTTTATGACCGATAATCATAGAGTACCATGGAGAATACGGGTCAGCGTATACTTGGAATCTACCACCAAGAGAACCGATTCTTTCGATACCCATGTTATATTGGTCTTGCTCTGGAGAAGCATCACTTACGTGGAAGTACTCCAAATCATTGAATACAGCAGAGATTTCAGAAGAAACAACGATGTAGTTTGCACCACCTCTTAATGTCGCCTTGTGAATTTGCGCTGATAATTGGTTAACCTTAGTTATAAGAGTTTGGTTCCAATCTTTTTGTGTATAAGCGTTAGACGCTTGAGAAGATTTTCTCCATCCGTTATAATCCCATCTAAGAGTCCATGCAGCAGCCTTTCTAAGGTCTCTTAAGATTTCTCTATCGATTTCCGCAGCTACTTGCTCAGATAACATAGCTGTTAATTCAGCCTCAGCATCAATGTTGTGGAATGCACTAACATCTTGCGCCAATTCTGGTGACCATGTTGCTCTTAGTTTTCTTTCTTCAACTGAAACAACAACTTCATCAAGTTTGAAAGATACCTCTCCCATTTCAGTTTCAAGTTCTAGACTAGCATAAGTTGCCCAAGATGCAGTGAAACCAGTGTTTGTAACTGTTAAACCACTTGTACCAACATAACCATCGAATGTAGCTGTTCCGTTAGCAGCAACTGGATGGCTTAAATCTAAGTCTAAGTATAACTCACCAGCAGCATCACAGATATCGTCATACGTAACGATTCCTTTACCATACTTTTGAGTTACTAATCTAAATGGAATCTCAGCACTAGTTGCTATGATTACATTACCATCTGGGTCAAGAATATCACCTCCAGCGTTTACGACTTTAAGAGACGCAAGGAATCCTTCCGTATCCATTTCGTTACCATCTGGTCCAGTTAATCTACCCTTGTTTAAAGATGTAAATCCAGATACTCTTAACATACCATTTCTAGCAGTTCCATCATTACCAGCGACATATGTAGCAGTTTCAGAGAAATTACCGTTTGAGTCCATAGCAACAGGGATACCATTAACAACGTTAATTGTTGCAGTACCTTTAGAGTTATCGAATAATCCATCATCATAATAGATATCATATAAGTTCTTAGCCTCAAATACAGTTTGAGTACATAAAGAGTTTACACAATCTGGAAGTTGGTCACCCATACCAGTGTGAGCAGAATAAATAGGGTTAACATGAACGTTACCAGCGGCACCAGTCGAATCAACTCTAGATGATGTTTGCGGTACAAAGTAGAATAGTTTACCAATTGGCATATTCATAGCTTGTACAGAAACGATATCGTTTGCTAATAACTTAGAGAATACTCTTCTTACGATTGGGAATACAACTGTTTCAAAAGAACCAGATGAATCAGCCGCAGAAGTAGCTTCGTTTAATAGGTAAGAAGCTTCGTTCTCATATAATTGAGCGATGTTCTCCTTAACATGACCCTTAAGACCTTCTAAGAATCCTAAAGAGTTCCACTTTTGCTGAGTTTGTAAACGGATAGCCTTCATGTGGTTTAACCCGATGTTACCAATTTGCCCAGAATTTAATAATTGTGAATTTGACATTTTATTTTGTTTTTATTTTTTTATTTTTAATATTTTTCCTTATTTTCGACTCGCTTGATAAGGTCCATTATTCTTTTAGTGTCCTTGTCTACATATGCAGTATTCTCATTTAAATTTGAGGAACTACCTGATGTTTCCTTGGAAAACTTTCCTTCCACTGATTCAGAAATAGGTTGTTTATTACCTAATTCCTTTTCAATAGTCTTGAAAAGTCTTTTTGACTCTTGAATGTTTGTTACTTCATCATCGAATCTTTCAATGATGCTTCTTTTTTCATCTTTTGTTGTAGAATGTTCAGTAAATAATCTTGTTACATTAGTAAGATTAGTATTGAATACAACTATTTGCCCTAACATCTTTCTTTGTGACTGTAAAGTTTCAGCCATTTGACTAGCTTTACTTTTAAGTGACTTAGCTTCCTTTAGGAGTTTATCGTAATCTGCTTTAGATACGAATTGATTTTCATTTGTTGCTCCACCCTTTACACCATGAACCCCTTTAGCACCTGGTGCTACTGGTTGTCCGATGTTAGCCTTTGCTGGTTCTCTATGCGCCTCACCAACTCCCTTAGGTATTGATTCGTCGATTTCCTCTTCCTCCATAATGTGTTCTCCATGAGAATCACCAGTTCCGTTTTGACCATTATCATCAAAACCACCTTCTAGATTGTCACCAGCCCAATTGTCTTCATTTTCATTTCCAACAGGTGCACCTATACTTTCAATGTCTTCCATTTCGTCTATTGCTATTTCATATACAACTTGAGATTCATTCATATCATAACTTTCTTCGTATTCTTCTTTATCTTCTTCCTCTTCACCACCTTCAAGTTCAGAATCGATTCCTAAGTCCCCACTATCCGCAAGTTCATATTCATCACCTTCACCACCATCAAGTTCAGCGTCTAAGTCTAAATCTAAATCAGTAGCCATTTCTGGAGCCTCTACCGCATCAGTGTTAACACCAGCATTATTTGTCTTGATGACAAACTCACCTGGTTCATTAACCGTTAATTCGATATCGCCAGCCTCATTGCTTACGATTTGGATTTCATCATCACCAGTTAATTTTTTGTAAACTGCGATAACGTCATCGTCTGATGCTGTAGTCATATCCATTTCGTCTCCGTATGATGCTTCCACACCCATACCTTCTTCTTCGTCACCTATTGCTAAGTCACCTTCTTCGGAGTCACCCATTTCTAAACTATCTTCATCGTCAACATTAAGCGTATCCATTTCTGCACTATCGGTATCAACATCCACAGGTGCCTCAGCATCCATATCAACTTCACCATCTTCTACATCCATATCTACGTCAACATCTTCTTCATCAAACTCGTTAAGAGATTCTTTCACTACATCATTAATTTCTTCTTTCGCAATTGAACGAAGTATTTCTTTTGTATTGGCGTTTAAAGCTTCTTGAATTCTTTTAGCATCCAATTTTGCTTCTTCAATAATTGATTTATTTTTATTAGCCATGTTTATTTTTTGTTTAAACGTTTTATTCTTTTTATTCACACCCTTGGGTGTTTGATAATAAATATAATCTATTTTCACAAAAAACATCTTTATTATAAAATAAAGTTATTTTTTTTTGTGAAAAATTAATCTAATAGGTATTTGTCAAGGTCATCTTCAAATGACTTATTCTCCATAACCCTAGACTCGACAAATGGAGCAGCTTCATTTTTGTTTCCGAAAATCCAAGAACCTGGCGTTGATGGTGCCGTAACAACATCCCACCCAATTAATTCAAAATCATCTTGTACTATTGCATTACCTTCATAATCCTCCTCAAGTGTACCAACACCTCTAGACGATACCCCAATTCTCCAACCATGTCTAAGCATGTTGGCAACCTCATCACCCTTGGTAGAGCAAATACCCATATTTATAAATCCTAATGTTGTATTGATTTGCATTTCCCCCATTAGAGTTCTCCCTTCCCACCATATTCTAGTGATGTTATGCGATACTCTGTCACCAGCTATAATGGATGATTCTGGGTGGTCTAATTCACCTAATGCGGATTTGTTCTTGATTAATTCATTGTAAGCCTCAGCTTGTGCCTTAAGGATTCTCTCTGGATATATCCTACCGTTTCGATTCTTAACCCCCCACTTCTGTAATACTACCGTAACTACTAAAGGTTCAATCATTGCAATCTCACCAATTGCTAATTTCTTAACCTCGTTTACAAATTTCTCGTTTCTTGAATCGTTTGGGTCAATGAATCCAGCATCTTGCTCAACCATGTATCCAAAACCAAAGTCACCAGCCTTTAGTAATTTAATATCCTCATTTAACCTCTTTGACATAATCTATAGATTTTAATTATAAATACATCATTGAGAATAAAAAAACCGAATCTGTAATGGATTCGGTTCTTTCTTATTTATTTGTTCTTTTTCTTATTGAATTTGAAGTATTCATACTTATCGAATACTTCTTCTATTAATTTATCACTGAATTGACCCATCCTAACCTTTAGTTCGTCAGACATTAACAACCCACCACTTCTATAGCTTTGGAATAAAGTTATCTCACAACTCATAAAACTTCGTTTACCATAAGTTATACCAGATTCTCGCATATCTAAATCGATAATAGTTCTCTGTTTATTAAATATTAATGGTAATTGTTCGTGAATGTATTTTCTCACAGTTCTCTTTAGACCACTTATCACCTTAACATAATGTTCTATATTTTCTTCTGTTGGTTCCCCCCACGCAGAAATGTTAATATAAACACTTGTTGGATTTTTGGAATCTACTGTTCCAGATGTTACATTATAATTCTTATAGGTTTTACCCATTTTAATTTCTTTTCCTTTTTTCATCATACCTGGTATTTTTATAGTTAAGTATAACGAAAATTATTGAATAAGTCAAATTTATTTTTTAAGTCGCCCAATTGATATTATTCCATCAATTTCTGGGAAATATTTTGATTTCCAATCAACACTAATAGAGTCACCACATTTAGTTACTATGTCACAAACAAATGAAACAAATTCACTATCATTAAAAAGTGAAGTACTCATCATATCAACATTTTCACCTTTAATAAAATCAGACCATTCCATATCAACACATAAATCATCATCAAACCCTGTAACAGTTTCCCAATCCCCGTTAACGGCAATAAATCTATTATCAATTGGTGATGTTATACAACGTATCACATAATCATCACTTCTCTTAGATAACTTATCAATAAATTCCAATTGCTTCAATTCTAATTTGGCTATTATATATTGAAGGTTATTTGTTATTTCTTTTTGCATTTCTCCGTTATTTCAATTACCTTATCATCAATATGAGTTTTTATGAGTACAACAAATTCAGCATGTGATTGTGTGGTGGATGTTAAAACTGATTGTAACCCCTTAGATGCATCGCTTAGTAATGGTAACATTTCCTTTAATTCTTTCGTTCTAGCTTGTTGTTCTTCTTTGAGTTGTTCAATTAATACTTTCTTATCACCTTGAACACTCCTCAACCATAATCGCATTACTAAGAATGTTACCCCAGCACCTCCAAATATTTGAACCAACGATTCTAATTCCATATAGTTTGTCTTTAATCTTCTCCTAATGCTCTTTGTAAATCCAATAGCTTTGTGATGTCATCGTCAAATGATTCACTAATAAAGGAACTATTTAATAATTTATCCTTAACATCTAATAATTTTTCTTTATTAGATGATTCTTTAAGCCTTAAATTAACTAGTGTAATACAACCCTTTAATGTCTCAGTGTAAATTTCCCTTCTATCTTCTTCGTTATTGCTTCCCATAATAACATTTAAAACCTTGTGTTCAGCTTCCGTTAAATCGGCATATTTTTCGTTGAATTTATCAACTGATATATTAAGTAAAAGACTATTGGGTAGGATATCATCAGACTCAACAATTACCTTCTCTTTATTTTCATTGATGAAATTTATTACAGACATTCTACTCTCAGTTATTTTTTTAATAGTATTGGGTGTTGGGTCGGTAAATATAAGTGTGGAAATTGATTCATGTAATACATTATGAGGATACACGTCTTCAAGTCTCTCTAAAACCATTTGAGACATGTTGAGTAACTTCTTATTTTCCAATTCAATTGCTTCCTTTGGGAACTTCTTCAAAATATTTATATTTTCTGTTACGAATAAATTAGCTGAGAACTTATCCTCATCAACTCTATTTTCGATATTATTATAAATTAAGAACTGAGACTTAAGGATTTTACTTTCACTAATAGCCCTAAGATATCGCTTAACAATTTTTTTCTTTTCTGCGTTTTTATCCACTATAAATTCAGCTAGGATATCATTAAACGCATTTTTTATTTTACCGAAGTTTTGCATGTTTAGTTTTTTATTATAAATATGTTATTAATACCATAAAAATCGTTATTCATCAATAGGTTCAGTGAAGTCACTAATCATATCATCAATCTCATTAATCATATGATTCATACCTTCATTGAATTTAATATTTTTATCGTAAACCTTTTCTCTTATAATATTTGGTTTGTCTGTTCTTTTGATTGACTCACTTAATCTATCTAGATAAGATTTATTGTGCTTTACACCTCTACTATCACTCTTACCCTTTAATATCAGTTTTTGTTCCGTTAGAATATTCTCAGCCCTTCTGATTGATTCCTCAGTAGTTTCAGTTTCATTATCAATCCCACTTTCTTCTCCGAAGTCAATATCTTCACTATCTTCACCAGTTTCAGCACCAACGTCACCTAAATCACCTTCATCACCTAGGTCTAAGTCTTCTTCACCGAAACCACCACCTCCGAAGCCACCAGCACCACCAGATGGTCCACCACCATCACCCTCATCACCCTCGTCTCCAGTCGAACCGCCTTCTCTAGCAATTTCAATGTCACCATAAATCCTATCTACTTTATCAAATACACCAGTATTCTTAATTACCTTAGACGTATTCTCAAGTTCAGCCGCTGCCGCTTTCTCCATTCTTTGCTCAAGAAAATCTTGTTTGATTTCATCATCAGACCAACCAAGAATCTCTCTCTTACCTTTGGTCATACTCATTGCAGCAAATCCATTACCAGCATCACTAACAGCATCCTTATAAAGTGTCATTTTAGATTGTAGGTGTTCAATCTTAAGCATCTCAGCTTGTACTGATGGGTTATTTAATGTAAGGGTAAAGTTATCTAAGTCTTCTTCAAAGCCTAATATGTATAGATGTACAATGGCAATTTTATTTAATTCTTGAATCATCGCTTGCTGGATTCTATTAACTGTTCTAGAAAATCTAATATCTTGCAACGCTAAATTCTTACCTTCACCAACAGCATCTTCAAATCCTAAGAATGACTTAGGTACTCTTAATGCCGTAAATAATTTTCTTTGTAAATATTCTATATCCGCAATTTGGTCAAGGTTGGCGGCACCAGGTAAGGTATCGATAGGATTCTGTGCGTTCTCATCTCTAACTGGAATAAAGAAATCTTGGTCGTTAGCCATTTGATTATACTTCAAATCAATTTGACCAGTTTGTGGGTCAATAACAGGCATACGTTTAAATCTGTTGGCTATTTCATCTACGTATGGTCCGACATCTTCATCATCAATGTTACCAACATAAATTTTATATACCCTCCTTTCAGGTGCTCTAGTTACTCTGTAGATGAGCATCGCATCCTCAGATAAAAGAAGTTGTTTCCAGATTCTTCTAGCCTTTTCAAGTACTGATGTACCATAAGGTAATCTTCTATCATCCCCTAACAAACGAAAATGTGCTATTTGCCATGATGAGAATTCAACATCTCTCCCCTTCCAATAAAACTTAACCTTCCCATCGTCATTACTGCTTGTGGTTCTTGAGATAGCATCGTAGATATTACCTTCTCTTCTTTCCATTTCAAAGTTGGGCATTTGTCTACCACCAATAATACCAGCCTTATCATCTATATTCAAATATACAAAATCATCACCATACTTACATGTATTTCTAGTCCACATTGGAAGTGTCGTATGAATATCAAGTCTATTATTGAATAAGTCCTTAAGGATTTTCTTAACTCTCTTTGAATCAGAATAGATATTAAGAACTTCTCCCTTATCATTAACCGTTGTTGCTTCCTCCATCATAATATCTAAAGCAGCCGCAATCTCTGGGTAGAATTCCATATTCTCAAAGTCGGAGTATGAACCAATACGAGTTGTTTCATAGTGGATAGATTGTTGGAACAATTCACCATCAACCTTTTTCCATAATCCACCAATATATTTGTTTTGTTGTGCTTGTAATTTGGCTGCTTCGTAATCAGCTTTATTATCGGTTTTTAATAATTCAGTACTACCAATTGAATATCTATTTGTTTTTTCCTTAGGTACATTGATACCGTCTGGTCCGAACATATTATTCATTCGTTGAAATACCGTTAAATTCTTCTTAGCCATATTAATTTTTTCTTAAATATAATGTAATTAATTACATTATAAATACTTATTTTACATAATCACATGCAACATACGCAATTTTATGTTGAATACCATCGATTACTTTTATTTCATATACGTATGTGACAATCCAATCCTCACCTTGTGAATGTGGTGTGGCGGTACAGAAAAATTTCCTAATATCACCATTATCTATTGTCTTTTTAGTTGGAACGGGTGACCATTTATATAGGTCACCCCCTTTTTGCCCCCCATTCTTTCTTGTAAATACCTTTTTACCTAATCCCATAATCTTTATTTTGTTCCACTAAATAACCACATAAAATCCCCCATAGGGTCTTGCATGTTTTTAGATGTATTAGGGTTAAAGCGTGGTCTAGGTTGTGTTTTTTTACCCTTATCACTCTTAGCCACAAATCCACCATCATAACTTTTATTTATAATATCATTAACTTGACTACCACCAGTGGTCCAGCTATTTAAAATTGCTTTGTTCTGGGCGTTAGCCTTCTTAAGATTCTTAAATGAATATTCAAGAACCCACATAGCCATTCCTAAAGCCATTAGTAAATCATCATGATAACCTTCCATATGGTCTGGTCTACCATTCTTATAAATGAATGTCTTCATTTCAGACACCATTCTTCTTGACCTAATTATAACCTTATTTTCTCTAAGTACTTGCTCCATGTTAGATATCATTGGAAGACGAACCCCATTGGCGTTGAAGCCTGGAATCTTATCATTTTCCCTAACCACATTTAATCTAGCTTGATTAGCCAAAACCTTACCAACCGATTCTTTATCGTGGTGAAGTAATTTCTTACTATAGTTTAATTCAATCAATTTTAGAATTGTTGACACGCCCATACCACCTGTTATATCGACTACACTATATGCATTATACATATTACCATAATCATATACGTATTGAGCCAATATATCTGGTTGCACTTTGCCTTGATATTCCATTACTTGTTCCATTGTTGTAAAATCAATTATAACAATGGTAGAACTATCCTCCCCATCACCTCTAGATACATCGACACCCATAATATATTTATGTCCCTCAATTGGTTCTTCCCAGACCCAAAATTCTTTCTCAATCCCCTCAATAAATTTAGGTTCCCTAACATTTTTCTTATCATGCATTGCAATAGTCTCATCCTCTATAACGTTACCACCAGAACCTAAGAATGATACATCTAACTCTTGTGCAATTTTTCTAGCATTGTTGTTAAGTGCCATACACATATCTTCATACCAAGTAGATGTTGGCTTCCAATCATCATCAATTCTCTTTGAATATGATTCAACATTAAATTCAACCTCATTTTCAATTATATCATCACCATCTTTAACTTTTTTAATCCACCTAAGGTCTTTATTATACCTAGGGTCTTCATACCAACGCATTTCAATAATATGATACTTATTTTTACCAGACTTAGATTGTTCGTATGTCTTATGGTAAAGAGGGTCCATACCATTAGGGGTGGAAATAAGGATTACCTTACCACCCGTAGAAATTGAGGACATAGCCGCAGTATATACAGCATCACCATTATCAATAAATGCCGCTTCATCGAATACAAGATATGTTGGGGTATATCCACGAAGTGCATCTTCTGATGTTGCAACAGCGATAACTTGTGAACCATTAGGTAATTCAATTTCAATCTTAGAGTCAGTAATGAATATACTTCTCTTAAGGTTTTCTGGAGAACCATAATACTCTGGTCCCCATATCCATCTAGGTAATTGTTTAAGGTAATCTTTAATACCTTTCAAGAATTTTTGTGATAATTTAAGTTTATTTGCAATAACAAGAATAATCTCTGGGTTATCTGGGTCTGCAAAACCAGCTTTGATTGCCATGTAAGCTTGTGTTGTTGTAGATATACCAGCTTGTCTAGGTTTAGTAATTAGATTATATCTGTGCTTCTCATAGGCATATACTATTTCCCTTTGTCTTGGAAACAAATTAAATGGTACAAATCCTTCTTGCGTTTTATCGAAAGTTTCTAAATAGTTATCGATAGCATATGTAGGGTCTTGAAGACATTTAGCATATTCTCTATATATTTCAGTTGCTGTTAGCATATTCTTTTTATATAAATATACTAACAAACCTAAATAGGCTAAAAACAAGAAAAGCCCCATGGGGCTTTTCCTTTACATTAAGTCATCTATCTCAATATCATCTAAATCATTTAGTGAGAACCCTTGAGAGTCGTCATCACCAATCTCATTCCTGTATTCATCATCCTGTATTCTTTCTTTTATCTCCTCAACCATTGAAGTGATTAACTGTTTACCTAATTTGGTTCCAGCCATAATCTCTCTCATTTCATGGTTGAATTGTTCCACAGGTAATGTGGCTAATTCTGAATAAACATTATGTTTATATTTGAAATCATCACCATCGAATAATTTTGTGAATCTCTCCCAAAGTGCTGGACCCAATCTCATGTCCCATGGTTCTGCCGCTAGAAAGTCTGATTTACCTATTACATATTCAGCCATCTTTTCATCTTCTGGTAAACCATGCGCTGAAAGGATTTCCATAACCCCTTTAACTAGTTCGTGAACCAACACAGGGAATATCATACCTTGTGCATGTATTTGGCACTTAGGGTTTTCATCTGTTGGAAATGTTACACTAACTACACCACCATTTACTTGTTGGTCCATATTAGGGACAATAAAATAACAATAATCAGCCGCAGCAATTATTTTCCCGTACTTAGTACTTAGTGTTGGGTCTAAATTAGCTAGTTCTTTTTTAACCATGTGAAACATATGAGAGGATTTCTTTGCCGCCCCTTGTGTCATAGCATTGAGAAATCTTCTCTTATAGACATTGTCATTAGCTTCTTTAATGTGGGCATGGCTATCAAACTCCACATCTACAGATACTGGTGATTTATCCTTCTTAGTACCTTCCATATTTATTTCAGAAGTAAGTTCAGCAGTAATATCACAAACATCCTCAGAAATATTATATTCATCTCTAATCATTTTAACTGCAAGGTCCTCAAGTGCTTTCTTATGTTTATCCTCAATTAACATACAATCATCAACCATAGGCATTTGGTCATACATAACAGCATTATTATCTATCTCACTAACATCAAACTTCTCTTTGTAATTTTTCATCACATCTTCGAATCGCTCACCAACAATCTTTTGTTCAAAAGTTGATTCATCCCCCTCTGGGAATATTGGGTGGTCACCTAAAGAATGTTTTCTTTCCTTTAACTCTCTTTCAAGTTGTGGGTCCATTCTTTCACTATGCCCCTCGGCATATCTAATTTGTTCATTTATACGCTTTGGTTTTTTTGCCTCGGCTAATGACTTCATTGCTAATTTCCTATAATCCATCACTTAATATCTTTTACTTTAACGGTTCTTATAATTCTTTTTTTAGGTGCAGTATTTTCAGAAACTGTTCTAAGTTGTTGAATGACCGAACTCAACTTTGTTTTTGGTACACCAATCTTTTCAGCGAATTGTGCAATCATCTCAGCTTGCTCACTTGGGTTATCTATCTTAGCTAAATATGGTTCTATCGATGACATATCCAATTTAGCTAATACCTTAGCAACATCACTTTTAAGTTTTATCGGGTCATTACCTTCTTCAATATTCTTCTCATTTTCTTCACCAGCTAACTGTTGCATAAGTGCCCTATATGCTTCGTATTTGTCACCCTCTACCTCTGGATTCATCCCATATTCAATTCCTCTACCCACAACATCCCCATCTTCTTTGACCTTCTCTGGTAAACCTTTATGTTTTGTTGATGCAAAATCCTTTGCATCATCTTTTGACATATTTTTAGCAGCCTTTCTAACCGCCTCACTCGCACAATCCCCAGTTTTCTTACACTTATGAACCATACCCATAAATTGTTGCTGATTTTGACTAACCGCCCTTTCAACAATCTCTACCTCACCAACCATACCAGCTACAAATTCTTTAGCTTCTGGTTCATCAATTTCCAAACTCTTTTCAGTAGTGTCAACTAAGTCATCTATTCTAGTTTCTAAGTCCTTTGGTTTAAGAGCCTCACCAATAGTTTTTAACTTATTACTTATCCTCTTCTTTGAATTTACCATTTTCTTCTTTATTATATTTTAATATTAGGTCATTTTCGTAGAGTTTAGCCTCCACATCCTCTATTTTATCACCGAAGTGAAATGCGGTTCTACTGTCAGGATATTCCACATAATCATCCATATTTTCCCAAGCCAATGCTATTACTCCATCAATCGCATCCCACACTGAAAATGAATCACTTTCTTGTATAACATGAAATGTTATTTCGTCAGTCGTTAGTACCCCAACCCTTCTAACCAAATCTTCATGTGGTGGGCTAGGTCTACCAGAAGCTGGTATTGCATCCCAATCTTCACCATCAATATTGTCCGTTGTATTGGAAAATATGAATTCATACATTGAGACACCCTTTCTGTCCATCCCGATTACATGTACATAAATCAAATATAACGCCTCACCCATTACTTTCCCTGAATATAGTCATCAGATACACCAACAGCCTCTAAATTAGTATCTGGGTGACCTAATAGTTCAACACCTATGGTATATTCTTTATCATCCATAATAGATTGATAAAGGAAAACCCATGGTTCATCATATGCCAATGGTTTTGTAATAACCTCACCAGTATTTTCAAATTTCATATCAACTTGATTGCCATTCAAATCGACAGTAACTATCGCAACTTTATCATCTAAATATTTAGTGTTAATAATTTTCCCATCTGAGTCACCATCTTCATGAATTGACTCACCAGCCTTAGGTGGTACCTTTACCTTATCTTTTCTCTTAGGTAAGAATGGTCTATCTTGTTCTCTTTCTCTACGTGATGGTTTAACGTTTGGTTTAATAACAGGTTCAACCAATGGTTCAGATGCTTCCATAATTTCTATTTTATATGTAAAGTTACTATTTTTTTCTGACTCTTTCACGGTTCCCCATCGTTTGTCTTCACCAAACTTATCATCATTACCAAAATTATCATCTTTACCGAAATATGAATCACCCTCAAGTCTTAATTCTTCCTCTACTGGTTCATCACCAAAATCAATATCTTCCTCTGGTTTTTCGACATCCAAATCTACATCACTCTCCTCACCATTATCCCCATTCTCAGGGTTATCTTCACCAGCACTCTTAACCTTATTGATAATATCTCTTTGGTCTTCCGTATCCATTTCACTAGTGTGTGTTGCAGATAATACAGAATTAACAGCAAACTTTTCTAAATCGAAATCTGGTTGTCCATTATCCTCAGTATATTGCCTTAATGATTGTCCTAATTTCCCTGAAAGTTGTTGGATGAATTTTTCTGGTGCGGTGTCCTCATCTGCTTCCACACCAGCATCGAACGGCTCATCATCAAATGGTTTATCACCACCCATTTCTGATTCCATGTCTTCTAAACCATCCATTGGGTTATTTATATCTGGTTCAGCTGGAAGAATATCATCTTCCATAGACGAATCGGTTGAAGGGGCATTGCTCTTCAACACGTATTTTGTTTCTTCTAAATTATATGATTCTTCTTCGTCTTTAAAAAGACCAGTAGACATTCCGTCTGATTTAGTTTCGGTTAAGCTTTTTTTTTTAATGTATTTTCAAGCATTTTTCTTTCAGTCTCAGTAAGACTTGAAAGAAATTCATTAATTTTACCATGCTCACCAGCTATTCCATCAATGATAGAATCCATCTCATTCATTGCTTTAGAGATACTGATTCTTTTGTTCTTGATATAATCGTCTTGCTCATCCTTTTCACCGTCATTGTTAACATCATCGTCCTCTTTACCAACTGGGTCTAACATCTCATCAATATAAGTCTCGTCCTCAGTTAATTCTACTTCTTCCATGACATGTTTTTCAGAGTGAGTACCAGTGTTACCATCTTTAGTACCATCAGTTTTTGCTTTTTCGAAATCATCCTCACCAATATTATCACCAGTAGCTAAATTATCACCAGAAGTCTTCTTATCAACGACAGCATCACCACCATTAATATCACTACCTTCTTTAATTAAGTTATCGTTTCTGAGTATATTAAATGTTTTTTCTTGACCTAATGATTCTGCCAAAGACATGAATTTTAGGTTCAAGTGTTTTGTTGCCTTTGCATACGAAGGATAAGCCTTGTCTTTTTTATTCATGAGACCACCAATATAATTAAAATCCTCAGTCATTAAGTTATCTGTTTTATCACTAACTTTAATGTAGTACTCTTGATTTTCCTTAACAATAGCATATGATTTACCATCTGGACCAATCTTAGTTAATTCAACCACTGACCTATTTACGTTTTCCTTGATAGGTGTAATCTTCATTAAATCAATCATACGATTGATTTTCTCTTGTCCTTTTAATCCGATTGGTTTAATATTTGAGTTTTCCATGTTTATTAATCTTTTTATATAAATATTAAGTATTTTAGTAAAGTTATAATATTAGACCAGTAGTCCCATTTGGACTTGAAGTACTTATAACATCCCCAATGACAAACACATTTGAAGTGGCACTGATAGATTTCACTACTACATCTATTGTTGAACCAGCAGCCATGTTAACCGCTACCCCATTTATTGTTGGTGTTGCCGCAGCCCCCGCATATACTTGAATATATGTATAACCAGTAGTGTTTGCGCTGCTGGCTTCATGTATAATTGAACTAATTCCGTTGTGTAATGGCATATCTATATTATTTAAATTGACCTTATAGATATAAATATCCACATATAATAAAAAAAGCATCGATTAGATGCTTTAGTTATATTTTAAACAGATATTTTACCCTTTATTTGTGGATGTGATTTATAATCCACAATATTAAAGTCATCATATTGGTATGAGAATATATCTTTAGCCTTATTTAGTTTAAGTTTAGGTAGTTCCATAGGAACCCTACTTAATTGTTCTGAACATTGGTCTAGATGATTTTTATAAATGTGAACATTTGTAAGGTCACCAATGAGTGTCCCAGCAACCATGTTGGTTTGTTGTGCTAACATCTCCAATAAAAATCCATAACTAGTTATATTAAAGGGTAAGCCTAAGAATGTATCCACTGAACGTTGATGCCATTTAAGTGATAATTTATATTTAGGTATATTATGTTTTTTAAACAAATTAAATACATTCTCACTTGATGTGACCACATCTGGAAAAATCACTATTAATTGTCGCATTCTTTCATTATGTGTTAATTCCTCAGTGTATAGTTCAAATGCCCAATGACAAGGTGGGAGTACCATATTCTTTATCTCATCTACATTCCAAGCCGAAACCAGTATTCTTCTAGATTCTGGGTTATCCTTAAGTGTATCTATCGCCTCTTGAATTTGATTAATACCATTAAAATGTTTACCAGTATCATTTATTTCTGAATTCCAATGTCCAGATGAAAAGAACCCACCCCAGTTAAGCCACTGCTTACCGTATATAGGACCCAATTCACCCCACCTATTAGCAAATTCATCGTTGGTTTTTATTTCGTCTATGAATTCTTCTATTGAGAACCAAGAACTATGTTCATCTTTAGCCATTTCATTTACATAATTCTTATAAGCGTCTGATGTCCAAATATTAACATCATTATCTACAAGATATTTTATGTTGGTGTCACCCTTTAAGAACCAAAGTAATTCATGTATAATGGCTTTGACAAACATCTTCTTAGTTGTGAGGAGTGGAAACCCTTCACCCATATCCATCTCAAGTGTATGTGAGAAGATTGATACAGTACCAGTGCCAGTTCTATCACCCCTTATCTTACCTTTGTTGATTATCTTATGTAAGAGGTCTTGATATGATTTGTCTATATTATTCACAAGCGCAAAGTTTAAGTTTAGCATGACCACCTAATTCACCATGTTTAACAAGCATTTCGGCTAGTCTTTCAATTGCTAATTTGGTTAAGGTTGGGTTAACCTCATATGCTTGAACTATAAGTCTCATCTGGTCAACAACACCCGCCTCGAAATTTTTAAGGGTTTTTTCTTTAACCTCATTGATTTCATTTATAATTCCAATTTCAGTAACTGAATCATTTTGAGTGTAACTATAGGCTTTAATCTTAGCGTTTAATACCGCACCTTGACTATCTGCCGATTCAAAACGAACATAGTCAGTTTTAGATACGTTATTGTAGGTATATGATGCACCTCGTTTGAAGATTACCGTTAAGTTACTACCATCCCATTTTGATGCTAGGATATTTGATGATTCGTAGAGTGCGTTTACAACTCCATCATTTTCTGTTCTACTTATTAACATGATTTTTAAGATTTACTTTTTACGTTATTTTATTATTGTTCAAATATACAATATTTATAATTAAGAATCAACCTTGTAATAATAGAATTAATTTAGTATATTTGAAAATATGAATAAAGAAATTATACCAAAAGTTAAAGAAATCATCAATCAGTCGATGGTGATAGCTAAGGAAATGGATGATATCGACGTAAAGCCAGAACATATCACACTTTCGATAATTAAAGATAATAATAACAAATGCGTTGATATATTTGATTCACTAGGAATTGATGCTAATGTACTATATGATTTAGTCTACGAACACCTAAACAAAAGTGATTTAACGCCTAGAATTGGAAAGAAGAGTAAACTACCGTTTTCTAAATTAACTAAACAAATATTTGATAATGTTGACCATGAATGTGATACACTTGGTGACACCATAATTGACGCACAACATTTAATGTTATCGATATTAAAGAATCCCACACCCACAAAAAAAATATTAATTGGTATGGGGGCTAACTATAAAAGTTTTAAACATATGTGTAAAGAAATTTTTGATAATGATATTCAGAATAGTGACAATGAGGAAGAATTTAATCTAGATTATGAAAATGAACCAGCCAAGAAAAAGAGTAAGAGTACTGGTCCTAGTAAAACACCAGTATTAGATAATTTTTGTCGTGATATAAGTAAGGCAGTTGAGGATGGTAGAGTAGACTTGATAGTTGGTCGTGAGAAAGAAATAAAACGGGTCTCACAAATTCTTTCAAGGAGAAAGAAAAATAATCCAATTCTTATTGGTGAGGCTGGTGTTGGTAAGACCTCTATAGCAGAAGGTCTAGCCCAACTAATTAAAGATGGTAAGGCACCAATAACACTATTAAACAAAAAACTATATTCATTAGATTTAGCTTCGTTGGTTGCTGGTACTAAATATAGAGGTCAGTTTGAGGAAAGAATGAAAGCTATTCTTGAGGAACTTAGGAAGAACTCAGATATTATATTATTTATCGATGAAATTCATACAATGATAGGTGCTGGTAACGCTTCTGGGTCGTTAGACGCATCTAACATATTTAAACCAGCATTAGCTAGAGGTGAGGTTCAAGTAATTGGTGCAACAACTCTTGATGAATTCCGTGAAAATATTGAAAAGGATGCAGCATTGACAAGAAGATTCCAACAGGTACTAATTGAAGAACCAACTATTGAGGAAACAATAACAATACTTAAAAACATTCGTGATAAATATGAGGACCACCACAAGGTCAAATATACCGATGAAGCCATTGAAGAATGTGTTAAATTGGCTGATAGATATATTTCCGATAGGGCAATGCCAGATAAGGCTATTGATATATTAGATGAAGCTGGTGCAGCCACCAATGTTAATGTTGATGTCCCAGAAGATATAAAACAATTGGAGATAGATAAAGAAAATATTATAATCAAAAAGATGGATGTTGTCAATAAACAAAAATATGAAATGGCGGCTGAGTTACGAGATGAGGAACGTAAAATTGATGAAAAATTATCTAAAGCTAAAGCTGATTGGGTTAATAAAATGAACAACGATATAACTGTTGTCGATGTTGACCTTGTTAGTGAAGTTGTGTCAATAATGACAGGTATTCCATTATCCAAGGTATCAACACAAGAAACCAAAAAATTATTAGAGTTAGATAAGGACCTTATGGGTAAAGTAATAGGTCAAGATAATGCTGTAAGTAAGGTTGTTAGGGCAATAAAAAGAAATCGTATTGGTATCAAGGATAAGAAAAAACCAATTGGTTCGTTCATATTTCTAGGACCCACTGGAGTCGGTAAAACGTACCTAGCGAAATTACTTGCGGAACACGTATTTGGTGATGAAGATAATCTTCTTAGAATTGATATGTCGGAATATATGGAGAAATTTTCTATTAGTAGGCTTATTGGACCACCACCTGGTTATGTGGGTTATGAAGAAGGTGGTCAATTAACTGAAAAGGTTCGAAGAAAGCCTCATGCAGTTATCCTTTTTGATGAAATCGAAAAAGCTCACGATGATGTATTTAACTTACTTTTACAATTATTGGATGAAGGTCACTTAACTGATGGGTTAGGTAGAAAGGTTAATTTTAGAAATACGCTTATTATAATGACATCAAATATAGGTGTTAGAGAATTAGCTAGTTTTGGTAAAAGTGTTGGTTTTAACACTGGTGCTGAGATTGCAAATGAAGAAGAAAGAGCTAGAACAATTATTGAGAAAGCACTTAAGAAGAAGTTTAAGCCAGAATTCTTAAATAGAATCGATGAAACCATAATCTTCAATGGACTTAAAGAATGTGATATCCATAGAATTATTTATAATGAATTAGAAAGTCTAGAATCAAGAATTAATGAAATTGGTTTTAAATTAAAGTTGGGTAAAAACGCCATTGATTTTTTAGCTAAAAAGGGTTATGACCCAGAATACGGTGCTAGACCACTAGCTAGAACAATACAACGTTATGTTGAAGACCCAATAGCTGATGAGGTATTAAATGGTAAAATTAGTGAGGGTGATACACTTAGAATTGATTATGATGATAAAACAGACAATATTATTATAAGGGGTATTCCAAAGAAGACATAATATTAAAAGCCACATATGTGGCTTTTTTTATGTGTATTAATATTTATATGTATGATAGAAGATATTTTAAAGAGTAGATATGGTGATTTCATAGATGGTTTAGACATCTATGAAAATTCAACTAGTTTAATATTATCTAGAATTATAATTAAACCAAATGTTAGACAAGAAGGTATAGGTAGTAAAATAATGAATGAGCTAATCAATTATGCCGATAAAAATAAACAAATTATTGCTCTAACCCCATCAAATGATTTTGGTGGAAATAAAAATAGATTAGTTCAATTTTATAAGAAGTTTGGTTTTAAACAGAATAAAGGACACCATAAAAGTTATGAGTTTCGTGACTCGATGATTAGATATCCAAGAACTATGAATGAAAATACAAATAAAATTAAGGGTGGGTTAGCTGACAAGATGACCAAAAAAGATATATCAGATAAATTTGGTCTTAGTTTACAAAAAATAAATAAGGAATTGGAGATGGGTATTAAGGTTGAAATGGAACATGCTAATTCTAAAAAATTAGCACAAGAAATTGCTATGGACCATCTAGTTGAAATACCTGATTATTATAGCCGTTTGACTAAATTAGAAAAGGATGGTAAGGCGAAATGGAATATAAAGGAATCAACTAAAGCTAATATACAAAGATTATTTAGGGAAAATGTGGAACTTAGTGTCATTGATGAAACACCAGACACATCTACATATATTATACAATATAATGGTAGAGATGCTGGGCAGATTGTTGTTTCACCAAGTGAAACTATGGATAAAGCACTAGAAATAGTACTAATTGAATTGAGTCCAGATTATAACACTTTCTATATGAAAATCATCAATGAAGTTATTCATACTATTTTTAATGACTTTGAGCTATTCCAAACAATTCTAGTAACACCTACACCAGAAAGTAGAGCATTCTGGGCTAAAATGGGGGCAAATAGACTTAACGATACATTCATGATGATTCAGCGAAGTCATTAATCGAACCAATATACTCAAAGCTACCACAAACTCTTTTATTATCAGCATAATGATTATTAAATATATTATCATGTGTAATATCTTTACGTAATTTTTTATGTTTACTTGTCGGTTTCCATAACGGTGAATTTTCTCTGTACCAAATCATACGTGGGTGGGCAGTCCTAGAGAAATATCGATGTCCTTGGTCTAAGTGTATTTGAGCAAGAGCATCAGAAAATCTAACACCAA